GCTAGTCAACGGCGGCGTGTTGTCGCTGTCAGAAGCTTATTTGCTAGATCGTTATGATTATCGGCAGGGCGATTTTACCATCCCTGCTAATTCAGTATTGCCAACACCGACGCAAGGCCCACAAGATGCATCAATGAGTTTTTTCGCATTAGATAAACCACCCATAGTCAATGGGAGCACAACCTTTACGCCAGACCAGCAAGTGATTGAAGATTTAGCCGACAGTGTTTTACAAGCGCTCAATAGTCCTATAGACCCTAAGCTGATAGCCTCAGCTATCCGAGCCGCTAAAAATCCACAAGACCTTGAAGATAGGTTAGCATCTGTATTAATCAATACCGATATAACCGAGTTTAGCCAGACGCTTGAAAAAGCGCTATTTTGTGCCGACATTTTAGGCTATGCCGATGCCAGATAGTTTAAGCGCTGGCTTAAATGTACCCTTTGCCCAAGCGATAAAGGCGGCGGCTGCGCGTGGCGTGGTATTGCCTGATATTTATTATGGCGTATTACAGGGCTTAGATAGACAACTGGCATTTAGTGTTGCGGGAGTTGCCAGTCTGGATCAGTTGACACAGGTTAGAGATTCATTAACCGCCGCACTGCAAACGGGCGCAAGCTTTGAAACGTGGAAAAAGGGCATATTAGCATCAGGATCGCTGGATTTACCCCGGCATAGACTGGATAATATCTTCAGGACAAATATACAGAGCTGTTACAACCGGGGACGATGGGAGCGCTTTGTTGCGGTAAAAGATACGCGGCCTTATTTAATGTACGACGCGATTAATGACAGCCGCGTTAGGCCCGCCCATTTGGCAATGGATAATATTATTAGGCCGGTGGATGATGCATTCTGGGCTAGCCACGCCCCGGCAAATGGCTATCGTTGTCGATGTCGGTTAATCTCGCTCACAGCCGAGCAAGCCCAAGCGCGATCAGGAGCAGGAACGGGGTTAAATAAGGCTGTTAATGGCGTGGAAATGGAACCCGATAAAGGCTGGGACTATAACCCCGGTCAAGATTTGTTGGCGGGGGTTAATAAGGCGATTGCACAACGTAAACTGACCTCGCCGCCGGTGTTGGTGAATGCGTTGGTGCAGAAGATAGGGGGTTCTTCTACACTTAAAACAGTCGATGACTTTATTCAGCATGGGGCTGAATTGACAAACACTATGCCTGATGGATTATCAGACCCAATAGCGTTACATGCTGAAATAATTAGGAGATTACATGATGAGGTAGGCATTAACACGCCTTGTTTGACAAAATCAAAAGGTGAAGGGGCAAGACTGGCAAAGGCAGCATCTCAATTATTTCCAGATAGCTGGACAAGTAAAACAGATTCTTTAGGTAATTTTTACACAAAAGCAAAGGAAAAAAACGTGCGCGGGCATTGCACTACATTGGGACAACATTATGACCAGCATATAGGACAATTAGTAGAAATCCCTGATTTTGGTACAGTTACAATTGAAAAAAACGCTGGTTATATGATGGTAAGAAAGGGCGATTTAGGCAATGCCGCTCACGAGTACACCCACAGAATGCAAGCAGCAATGCCAGAGTTAGATAAACTCTTCCAAGATATTCACAAGCGTAGAACATTAAACGACCCTTTAGAAAAATTAAAGGATATATATCCCACGACTGGGTATGACATTAAGGAAGTTACCAGAAAAGATAAATATATTAACGCCTATCAAGGGAAAGAATATAATGGTAAAGCAAAAGAAGTCATGACAATGGCTATGGAATACGTTTTAGGATTAACTAAAAATCATTGGTTATCTAATAACCGGTTAGATAACTTTAAAAAGTTTTATGAAAATGATAGAGAGTTATTTGATTTTACTGTTGGCATATTATTCAGGTGGACACCATGATGAAACATTATGAATGCAAGTCGGTAATCTGGCATCAAAAAGCATGGGTATTCGACTGGGATATTGAGACAGGAGAAGTCAGCGGGGCGGATGCTGAAGAAATAAAGCGCAAAGCAGGAGGCGGTGGAATAATGGCGCATCCTATGCCGTGGGCTTGGGAATTTAGCAAGGAGCCGCTAAAAAATAAAACTGATATGGCGGCAATTATTGGGTTTGAACATACCTTGCCAGACGACTTAATAACCTCATATCCGAAATTAGAGGAAGATTTTGATAACGAGGTTTTGTACTAAATGAAACGCAACTGGGACACCATCAGAACTATTTTGATTGCAATAGAAGCGCTGCATACTGAAGACAGCGAGTTTTATTCTAATAGCTTGGTAGAAGCTGACCCAGAAGCCACGGCCTATCACATGCTCCTATTGTTGGAGGCAAAGCTGATTATTGGTGACTATTGTGATGCGGTCCGCTTAACCTGGGACGGTCATGAGTTTTTGGACGCGATTAAAAATGAATCAGTTTGGCAAAAGTTAAATGCCAGTGCGAGAAGCAAAGGAATCGAGTTATCTTTTACGGTGATTAAGGATTTAGCACAATCCCTTATAGCTAGCCTTTTATTATGATTACCATATCCCTAGACAGCGCCGCAGTAAACAACGCACTGCGTCAACTTATCAGCAACGTGGACGATATGACCCCGGCATTTAATGCTATCGGCGAACATCTTGCCAGCCTGGTCGATCTTAACTTTAGAGATGCGTCAGACCCTTACGGCGCACCCTGGCTACCCTTAAAAAAACCAAGGCGCGACGGTAGCAGCAAGCCGTTAAATCGCAATGGAATATTAAAAGCATCAATCACTCAACACCCTACAGCCGACAGCGTAACGATTGGCACTAATATAGCCTACGGTCAATATCATCAATTAGGGACTAATCGTATCCCGCAACGCGCCTTTTTGCCAACCGAAGAGCAAGGCTTACCCGGTGCGTGGGAGCAGCAAGTGTTGACCATCATCCAGCGGCATATAACAGCCAGCTTTTAAACACCAAGCCGGTTTAATCACCGGCTTTTTTATTATCTGAAATTTCATGTGAAACGTTTCACATTCTAATCGTAAGCCATGCCCTATAAAATTAGTCACAGCTAATTTATACGGCGCTTATGACTATACAAATTCTTACCTTTGCAGTTACCTCTCTAATATCCTCAGATAGCGAGCAAACGCGCTTTAGTGGCGTGGCATATTCCGGCGGCTTAATACCCGGCTATGGCAATTATGGCGATGCAGCCATTGATTTAAGCACGATCACGCTACCAGAAGAAGTATTCGCTCTCGTCGATCACGATCCAGGCCAACGCGCGGGCAAAGGCTCATTGACCGTTATCTGTAATGAATTAGTGTTCTCTGGTGAGTTATTCAAAAGCACACCAGCGGGGCAGGAAGTCGCTGCACTGTTTGCCGAGGGCGCACCCTGGCAAATGTCCGTTGGCATTCAATCAAAACCTGAATACAGCAAACAGAAGCGCTTAATTTCCGTCAATGCTCAAGCGATGACCGTCAATACTTTATTTACCCATGCCAGCGTGAGGGAAGTTTCTTTCGTCCCTATAGGCGCAGACCCCAACACTTCAGTTTCTGTTTTCTCACCCGCTTTAGGATCAACCATTATGGATCAAGACGAATTATTAGAACGCTTACGCCACCTGCTCAATTTGCCCACACTTACGACACTTGAAGGCGTACTTACAGAACTGGACAAACTAAAAACAGTTATTTCAACGCCTGAAGGCACGACCTTAGGTTTATCGGCTTATCTATCGGCACAAACTGTGGCACTGGAAGATGCTAACAAGCAACTGCACGATATTAATCTGGCAGTACGTAAGGACGATATTGAAGCGCTGTTTGCTGGATCAGAATTAACAGACGCTGAAAAGAAGCCGTTTTTTGACATGGATAATGTGCAATTTAGTGCGGTTAAAGCGCAGTTTTCCGTTACCAAACCAAAGGAAATCGACCTATCCCTGACACAAGAGTTCGCAGTCAACGGCAAAAAGCCAGAGGCGGTGGAATCGCTGCAATCACTTAACGCACAAATGCGTTTACAAGTATCAAATCACAAAAAAGGTTAATTAAATGACAGCTTACACAGAAGCGGCGCGCAATACCGAAGTATTGCTATCAGAAGCCCCCGGCTCTTTAAGTCGGGAAACCATTACCGTTATTTCAGGCGCTGGAGCATTAGCGGCGGGAACGGTACTGGGAAAAATCACTAAAGGCGCGGCAACAGCGGCACTCGTTGCGGGCGGCACAGGTAACGGCACATTCTCGGCTGTTACGGTAGGTAATAATTCGCTGGTTGGCGCATATCGCTTGATAGCGACCGCAGCGACTAAATTTAATCTTGAAAATCCATTGGGCGTATTTCTTGGCGTGGTCACGTTAGGCACTCAATCAACCTTAGGCGGCTTAACCTTTACTTTTACCGCAGGTGGAACGGCGCATGTTGCAACCGATCAAGCCACGATTACGGTCGCTGCTGGATCTGGAAAATATCTAGCTTTTGACGCGGATAATTTGGACGGTACAGAAGTCGCTGATGCCGTGCTGTTGTATGCGACCGATGCGACCAGCGCTGACGTTAACGCCGTGGTCATTACCCGTGCCGCTGAACTTAAATCAGCGAAAGTCGTCTGGGCCTCAACCAACACTGCACCCAACATCGTTATTGGCAAGGCTAATTTAGCAGCCAAAAATATCATCATCCGTTAGGAGTTTATTGTGGATTTATTTAAAGATTATTTTACTCGCGAGACTCTCGCCAAAACCTTATTAAAAACACCTTATGTCCCTGGACGTTTGGGCGAGACTGGCCTATTTGCAACGCGCGGTTTAACCAGCACCACCGCATTGATTGAAGAATTACCTGCTAACGCGGTAACTGCCGATGCTAACAGCATCGTCCGTGGCGCACCTGCAATTAGTCAGGCGCTTGACTCTCGCAAAATGCACTCCTTTCAAGTCGCCTCTTATGGCTGGAAAGCCCGTGTATTAGCGGACGAAGTGCTCAATGTACGTGCAGCAGGAACAGGCGCGGCTGAACTTATCGCCTCACGAGTCGCTGATAATATTGCTAAATTACGCAGAAAAGCCGATTTCCAGGCTGAATATTTGCGCATGGCGGTATTAAAATCGCCGTCTAACACCATTGGTAATGCACCTGCTGCTGAGGTTATCGCGGTGCAAACTGACGCGACTAAATTACGCGACCGTCTGTTTAATGCGATTACCATCCCAATTGAAACTGCTTTAGGCGGGATACCTTACACCGGCATCCGTATTTTTTGTTCCGACAGTTACTGGACAAAACTGATTGAAAACGCATGGATCAGAGCAACCTATTTGCAAACGAACAATGCAACGGTGTTGAGAGATTCCGGCTTAACCGAGGAAATCAGCATAGCTGGAGTTACCTTTGAACGCTATCGCGGTCAAGGAACTTTGGCCATTGCAACAGATACCGCCATTGCTGTGCCTGAAGGCGTTGATGAGTTATTCCTGCAATGCTTCGCACCCGATGACACGCTGGACTCTGTTGGCGTTGGCGCTATTGGTGCGCCTTACTACGCACGATCAGAATTAATCCCAGGCAATAAAGGCTGGGACTTGATTCTTCAATCTCATCCGGTCATGGTCTGCACCCGCCCTGAAGCGGTGCTGTCAATCGCACTGGCTTGATGGCTTATACCAGCACTCAACAGCTCATTGACCGCTTCGGTGAGGCTGAATTAATCCAGCTTACCGATAGAGACGGCCTGGGCGGTATTAATGTCCAGGTAATCGCTCAGGCGATCAGTGATGCGGGCGCTGAAGTCGATGCGTATTTACGCGCTCGTTATCCGCTACCGCTGCTGGCAGTGCCTGATGAGTTGGTGCGAGTCGCATCTGATTTAGCACGTTATCAATTGTATGACAATCAAATGATTGTCCTGGTACAAGACCGGCGCGATCAGGCGATTAGCTTTTTAAAGGGCTTGTCAAGCGGCACGGTGGCATTGCCATTGTCGTGTATTAGCACAGAGTCTGGCGGCGCTAACATAGCAACACCAAGCAGTCGAGTTACTGTTTACACCGATGCGCAACTCGGATTAATGCTGTGACTAATTTACGGCCCTTGATCGAGGCGCGACTAAAAACGATAGAGGCGTTTAAAGAAGTAGCGGGTGCCTCTGACATGACTAACATTATGTCAGGGCGCTTAACGGATCATGGCTGTTATACCTTTCAAGAGCGCATCAATGCAACTGAAAGCGTCATGGTCGGGGCCACTATGCAGCGCCTTACGGTCTTGTTTGCCGTGCTCATTGTCGTGCGTAATGTCAAAGATACGCGCGGAGCTGACGCCGCAGATGCAAGCCATACCCTGCAAGACCATTTAAAAACGGCACTGTTAGGCTGGTCACCAGATTCAACGGCTGACCCCTTGCAGTACAGCGGAGGCGCCTTGGTATCGTTCGCTAATGGTTTCCACATTTGGAAGGATACCTATACCACAAAACAATTTATAAGGGCTGTCTAATGAACGACGAATACACAGGCTTAGCAGGAACGTTTATTGTCGATGCCGTCAAAGGCATTAGAGTACCGATTGAACAATATGAGGCTGAACAAGCCGCAGTCATGGCGATTAAAGACATCGCTCCAGAAA